GTGTTAAAGTGTTTGGTAAGAACGATAAGGACGTTGTGTTTCATATATGGAGACACACGTTTGCGACTCGGCTTGCCAATGACCTAAATATCACCAGTTTAGTCATTGGCAAGGTGATGGGTCACTCTAATCTTAAAACGACAAGCAAGTATGTGAAACTCAAGGCTGGAACAGTAAAAGAGGTGATGAGGAAATCAGACGAGCTTGGCTATGGCTTGACTCGGAGGGCTTCGCAATGAACAGTTTATGTTTAAAAAGGGAGTCTACAGCTATGAGTGAGGTAAATAAGAGACTGTTTCAAATTGACGTTAGTAACGCTGTAAGTCGGGTAAAGGCTCGTTCTGATGAAGAACTCCGACAAGCTCATTTCGATGAGATTCAAAACGTGTTGTGGAAGAAATATGCTACTAACATCTGCTCCCTAGAACTGTTGAAATATCAAAGAACTTGTGAACTACAAAACGACCCAAAGTTGAGTCAAGAAAGACGTTACTATGTTTCGACTTCTGTGCGCCGAATGTTTAAGAAGCTAATGGTTTTGAAACGGTTTGAAGATACAGCAATTGCTATTGTAGACATAGCATCGGAGTTACACATAAGCCACAAAGCAGCAAGTGCAATTGTCAAAGACTCAATTGGATTTGACACAATTACAGAGACTGTTGTCGATGGTCGGAAGCGTTACACAGCACAAGATTGGTGGGCTGAGGCTCTGATGAAGAATGGGGCGTATTGGTCATATGTGAACACAGAGGATACTGTGCGAAGCAGAAGTCTTTATAGTGAGTTTGCTAGAGCAAACCAGCAAGCAGCGACTGATACTCAGTTCAACATTGCATAGGACTGAGTTCAATAAATCATGTGAGTAGCTAACACAAACTAAGTGACTAGCGTCAACAAACCACTGAACCCAAGTGGTATTCACAGCCTTAAATAAATGCCTAAAATAAGAAGCTCCTTTGGATTTCCAAGGGGGCTTTTTTAGTGTTTTACGGTCTAAATCGCTCCAAGTGGAAATCCAAGTAATACAAGGACTTATTTTTGTGTCCACCTAGAACATAACACGTTGTGTTCGCCACCGCCACGATGGAGTGCCTTAAATGACATTTGCAAACACCCACGGCTCATTCGACAAGCTAAAAGAAATCTACAACAACTACCATCAGTCACCCGAAGTCATAGCTGAGTTACGACAAGAGAAAGCCATGCAGTTACGGGGCAGACGAAGATACCTCAAACGCCTCGACAAGAATAAAAACCTAAGTGCGACTAATGCAGCTTTGCCTATCGTAGATAAGTATCAAGTAGCAGTTACTAAGTATCTGGACTCTGTGATCCATGATCAACAAACGGCTGGCTCTGGTAGACAGTTCACATGGACTAAAGAGATCGAAGGGATAGAGACAAGCGTAATGGCTGTAATAGCTTTGTCGATTGCTCTTAACGCTGTTGGTCGTGGACAGACTGTCGCCTCGACTCTTGTCGAGATGGGCAGAGGTGTCGAGATGGAGCAATGGGGCAGATGGCTCCGAAGTCAAGACAATGACCTAGAGAAAAGACTGTACGCCAAGGTCATGAGGGATCACACCTCACGCAAGTACAGAGAGCAAGCTATGAAGAACATAGCTATGAAGGAAGGACACACCAGAGACCAGTGGACAAAAGAGACATGCGTCAAGGTTGGTTCATTACTGTTAAATGCTGTCTGCATAGCAACTGATGTCTTTGACACTTGGGACAGCCAGAAGCACACAGCGAGAGGCGTTAAAACATCTAGGCGTATCGGTTTACAGTGGGTCGATTACGATGTCAGATTCAGTGGCTTAAAGATCACCATGTCTGATGACAACAAACGCAGAATCGAAGAGTTCAACCAGAACGCCTCATGGCTAGAGCCTATGTTTACGCCTATGACGGTTCAGCCCGTCCAATGGCAGACCTTTGATGACCTAGTGAACAACGAGCCACACAAGCGCACGGCTGGTATGTACTTAGACAGTGCATTAGGAGCACAGGTTCCTATTGTACGAGGTGCAAGTGCAAAGCAGCGCAAGCTAGTCAAAGCAGCATTAGCTGACGGTTCGATGTCTGAGATGCTTCGAGCTTTGAACCTGATCCAGAACACACCCTTCGAGATCAACGTGCCAGTGCTAGAGGCTGTCGAGTGGGCATGGGAGAACAACAAGACATTTGCCAAGTTTCCACATGCTGAAAAGCTCGACAAGCTGCCCTTCCCTGATGACTGGGATGACATGGACAAGCTAGAGAAGAAAGGCTGGGTTCTTAAAGCCCGTGACCTGTTCCAGAAGAACCGCGAGATTGACGGTGGACTGGCTCTAAAGCTCCAAGACCTACGAACCGCCCGATCACTTGCCAAGCTGCCTACAAAGGCTTTCTGGGTCGGTGCATCATGGGATTTCAGAGGCAGGGTATATCCTGTCGCTAACTTTAGTCACCAGCGCGGTGATCACATCAAGTCGATGCTGCTTTTACACAACAAGAAGCCTATTGGCGAAGAAGGCTTGCAATGGCTGGCAATCAAGTGCGCTGACCTCGGTGACTTTGACAGGATCAGCAAGGCATCCATTGAGGACAGGTTGGCTTGGGTCAACGAGCATCAGGAACAGCTCAGAGAGGTCGCTGTAGACTACAAAAAGAGCTTTGACGGTACTGACCCCACCAAGCTCTATTGGAGCCAAGCAGACAAGCCCTTTGGCTTCCTAGCGGCCTGTTTAGAACTGCACAATGTCATGACTTACGGTTACGAGTATGAGTCAGGGTTTCCAATAGGACTGGACGGTTCCAACTCAGGACTTCAGCATTTCAGTGGTCTGTCTCTTAACGAGAAAGAGGGCAAGCTGACAGGGCTTGTGCCATCAGATGAACCTCAAGACTTATATGAGTCTGTAGCAGAGGTTGTCCGGCAGAAGATCGAGGCCGACACATCAGACAAAGACAAATCCATGCGTGATCAATGGATGAAGCATAAGGTCACACGGTCAACCATCAAGCGGAATGTGATGGTGAAGTCTTACGGCTCTAACCTTTACGGTTTCACACAGCAGATCAAGACTGACTTTATGAAGCCCATCAATGATGCGATTACGACAAAAGGTGACTGGAAGGGCTACAAGACAAACCCCTTCTCTATGGAGCGTTTCGACAAAGAGACAGGAGAAAGCGTTGGCATGGATCGGGGAGACAAGTCTGCCCATTACCTAGCCAAGAAAAGCTGGGATTCGGTCAATGAGGTCGTGCAGAGTGCCAACGAAGGCATGGGATTTATCCAGCAGCTCTGTGACGCTTGCTCTGATGAAAACAAGATGATGACTTGGACGACTCCGCTGGGGTTCCCTGTTGTCAATCGGTACACCAAGAAGCCCTCGAAGGCGATCAAGGTCTACCTTTACGACAGAGAGTACGGTGATATCAAGCGCAGTCAAGTGACCATCAGGCACGATGAGCAACGTACAGTGGACAGTCGGAAGGCTAATGCAGCCGCTGCCGCGAACCACACACATGCACTGGACTCAGCTCACCTACATTCAACGGTTCTTAAATGCTTTGACGACTACGGCATCAAGGACTTCTTTCTAATCCACGACAGTTTTGCAACCTGTCCAGCAGATACCGTCTTGATGTTCAAGGCTGTACGAGAGGCTTTCATCGAGCAGTACGAAGGTGATTGCCTCTACCAGCATCTCAAGGATCAAGTTGTCGAACAACTAGAGCATCCTGAGAAAGCTAACCTTCCCGAAGTGCCAGCCAAAGGCACCTTGGACTTAAAGCAGATCGTGCACAGCGACTACTGCTTCCTTTAATACAAACTGCCTCTGTTTTTAATGCGGCTATTTGTATTACCCCAATAACAAAAAGACCACATGGAGCAAACCCATGCACCCAAGAGAAAAGGTGCTTGAACAGGCGCGTCTATATCACTTGAAAGGTGAGCCACTGCCTGTCGATTTACTGGCACATGCAGATGCCCTCGGCATCCTCATTTCGTCATTAGCACCACCCCTTAGAACTAAACTTAAAGCAGACAAAAGTAAGGAGACTAAACTATGGCTCAAGCCAGATTGAACTACACCACACCCCAAGGCACCGCACAGTACCCTTGGTTGCAGCCTAACAAGCCTGACACCAAGTTTGATGAGGACGGTGTATGGAAAACTAACCTACTTGTCCCAAGCAAAGAGGCACAGCCTTTGATCGACAAGATCAACGAGTTTGCCAAAGAACAGCTTGGAGACAAGATGTCCAAGGCCATGCTGCCTTACGCCACTGATGCTGATACTGGCGAGATCATCTTTAAGACTAAGAGCAAGTTCGCTCCAAAGATTAAGGATAGCCAAGGTCAGCTCATGATGGACAACGTGCCTCAAATCTGGGGCGGGTCAGTCATTAGGATTGCTGGCACTCTGACAGCCTACGACAAGGGCATCAACTGCGGCATCAAGCTCAACTTAAATGCAGTCCAGCTCATTCAGCCAGCCGAAGGTAACGGCAATGATGGCGATGACTTTGGGTCTGTGGAAGGTGGTTATGTTGCCTCAAAGACGAACCCACAAGAAACTGATGAGTTCTCGGACGACTTCTAAGGCTTATCAGCGGGGTTACAGAAGCGGCCTAGAGATCAAGATAGCAGAGCAAATCAAAAGCTGTGGTATCGAGGTCGAGTATGAGACAGAGCGTATCTACTACGTCTGGCCTCAACGTGATAGCCACTACACCCCAGACTTTAAGATACCCACCAAAGACGGTGGGTTTTTCTTTGTGGAAACCAAAGGACGCTTCTTACCAAAAGAGCGTCAAAAGCACCTGCTTTTGAAACAGCAGTTTCCACACACCGACATCAGGTTCGTCTTCAGCAATCAAAACCAGAAGCTCTACAAAGGGTCAAAGACTTCTTATGCCGCTTGGTGTGAGAAGCACGGTTTTACATATGCAAACAAGACGATCCCTGATGCTTGGTTCAACGAGTAGTTACGCAAGGGAGCAAGCGTATGGATATAGCAATTAAAGAAAGTGACAGCGAGTTTGTTCGGCACATACCGTGTGAGAACCCTGACTGTGGTTCGTCTGATGCAAACTCTCTTTATGACGATGGACATACGCATTGTTTCGCATGTGGAACTACCGTCCAACAACAGAATAGCACCAGTGATCAACCGAAGCCCCTCATCATGGCTAACTCTCTAGGGTTGATCACTGGTGTCTACCAAGACCTAGTTAAGCGAAAGCTCAACAAGGATGTGTGTAGGAAGTTTGGTTACTTCAAAGCTACACACAAAGGAGAGTCAGTCCAAGTCGCTAACTATGTTGGCAAGGATGGCACTGTTGTCGCTCAGAAGCTACGAACCAGAGATAAAGGTTTCAGCATCTTGGGTGACGCAAAGAAGATGTCTCTCTTTGGCTCCCATTTGTTCGGGGGCAAAGGAAAGATGTTGGTTATCTGCGAGGGCGAACTCGACACGATCTCTGCCCATGTGTGTCTGGGCAAGTATCATGCAGCAACGGTTGGCATACCTAACGGTTCCAACTCTGCTGTAAGAGCAATCAAAGATAACTATGACTACGTTTCCGGCTTTGACAAATGTGTGATCTGCTTTGATGCAGATGACGCTGGGCGCAAAGCAGCTACGGAAGCGGCTCAGATGCTGCCAGTCGGCAAAGCCTTCATAAGTCACCTCCCAATGAAGGACATAAACGACTGCTTGGTAGCTGGGAAATCAGCAGCCGTGGTGAGTGCCATCTTCGAGGCGAAAGAGTATCGCCCTGATAGCATAGTTGCCGCTGCCGATCTCCGATCCGTGATAGGTCAGGATGACGCTGCTTCATCCATTAAGTATCCTTACGACCAGTTGAACGCCATCACAGGCGGCATCAGGCGTGGGGAGCTTGTGACGATCACAGCAGGTTCGGGGATGGGTAAGACCACCTTAGTCCGTGAGATTGCCTACAAGTTACACCAGTCTGGTGAGAGGCTAGGTTTGCTCTGCTTAGAGGAGACTAACAAGCGCACTCTACTGGGCTTAGTAGGAACACACCTCAACAAGAACATCACGGTAGACAGGTCTCAAAGTAGCCCAGAAGAGATCGAAGCCACCTTTGACGAACTGTTCCCAGTGGATCGACAGGTCTATCTTTACGATCACTTTGGTAGCTGTGGCATAGACACAATCATCCAACGTATCAGCTTCATGGTCAAAGCCCTTGGGGTCACTGTTGTTGTCCTCGATCACATTAGCATCTTGGTCAGCGGCCTAGCCACTAACGATGAACGAAAGTTAATCGACATTGCGATGACACGGCTTCGTACAGAGGTCGTGCAAGAGCTTGGTGTAGCCCTGATCATTGTGAGCCACCTGCGTAGACCATCAGGTGACAAAGGGTTCGAGGGTGGCGAAAAGCCTACCCTGCAAGCCCTGCGCGGTAGTCATTCGATAGCCCAGCTATCCGATATGTGCCTGTCAATGGCTGTCCCAGCAGAGACACCTGACAGCGACACCCGAATCCTCTCAGTCCTCAAGAACCGCTGGTCGGGTCAGACAGGCTGGGCTGGCAACATTCAATTCAACAGAGACACAGGCCGATTGGTCA